TTTCGGCGCGTTCGCCACCTGAAGCAACACGTCCGCGTGACACGGCTTGTCCAGCCGGCACCAGCAGGCCAGGTCCCGGCCGCGCAGCTCCCGGAGGTGGTCTAATACCCACCGACGGCGCTGGAGCTGTACGATTGGCTCAACCGACGCACGCGGCTTGATGCGGCCGGATAACAGCTCTCGGTAAGCGCTCACACACTCGGCCGCCGTCCCGTCCACGCCGACCCGGAACGGGTTGCCCCAGCGCGAGGGACGCGCGACGTTGACCGCATTCGGCGGCAGCCGCCAGCCCTTGCGGCGCGAGAGGCGGATACGCTTGGGCTCACTCACCGTAGCCGTCGCCGCAGAAGGCGCCTCCGCCGTCGCCGTAGCAGGAGCCGGAACCGGGGCCGGAACCGGAGCCGTGGCCGGAGCCGGAGCTATAGCCGGAGCCGTCACCGTGGCCGGAACCAGAACCGTCACCGCGGCCGGAACCAGGGCCGTCGCCGTAGCCGGAGCCGGAGCCGTCACCGTGGCCGGAACCAGAGCCGTCGCCGGAGCCGTAGCCGGAGCTGGAGCCGGAGCTGGAGCCGTCACCGCGGCCGGAACCGGAGCCGGAATCGCCGCTACCGCCGTCGTCGCAGCCGTAGCCACCGCCGTCGCCGTAGTAGGAGCCGGAACCAGGGCCGGAACCGTAGCCGTAGCCGGAGCCGGAGCCGTCACCGCAACCATAGCCGGAGCCGTCGCCGCAACCATAGCCGGAGCCGTCGCCGTCACCGGAGCCAAAGCCGTCACCGCAGCCGTCGCCTATGCGGTCCATACCGGCACCGCCTCAATACTCGCCCGAGCCGCCGGGGTCACGTCGAGAATCTCGATTGCCTCTAGGAGCGTGACGCGCGGGACGGCCGCCGGAAACTTACAGCCGTTGGGCTTGCTCGTCCCGCTGACGGCCAACTGTGACAAGCTCGCCGCGCCGCGCCAGAACCACAGCCGGCGCGCGTTCCGCAAAACAACCTCGCGCCCCTGCCTCGACTCCAGTTCCCCCGCAAATACCCCCGCGGAATAGGTCCGCACAATCACGTACTTCCCCTGCCTTGCCATGTCGTTCTCCCTCCCTCTCTGTGGCCGATTCGGCCGTCCCCAAATCCTTCCACCGGTCTAACCGTTGCCGGAACTATCTCTGGAACCGCTACCGGAACCGGAACCATGGCCGTAGCCGTCGCCGAAGCCGTCGCCACAGCCGTCGCCGTTGCCATCGCCGTCACCGGAGCCAAATCCGTAGCTGGAGCCTGCGCGGTCCGTCCGCGCCATCGGTACCAGTTCGCCCCGTTCGGCCCAACCTTGCGTGCAGTATTGACACGGGTCGCCGTGCGCCAAAAAGGGACAGGACTTGTTGCAGCGGCCGTCCAGGTCGTAGGCCGTAACGCTGCTTATCTCTTCGGGCCGTACCGGCGGCGGAATCTCGACCGTCACTGTTGGGCGCTTTGCCATGGTCGCTCCTCTCGGCTCACCGCTCACCGCTGGACCTCCGGGTACTCGACTAGGTCCTCCCGTGCGCACCGCCAGCAGACCAATTTGCCGCCGCATCGCAATCCTCCGCGAACGAACCCCCGAGCCGCCTCCCACGCGGCCCGAGCCTCTATCCCGCTGCGGTCAACCATGGGTCACCCCGCTAAAACTTGTCTTCATACGGCGAGACTTCCTCCTCGAAAATCCGGTAACCGCGCTGCCAGAGCAGGTGGCACAGGCCTGTTTCACCGCTGCGGTTTTTCGCAACTATCAACTCCGCCGAGCCCTCGGCCGGTCGTTTCCCGTCCTGGTTCCAGCCAGCGGGGTCGTGCAGGAAAATTACTACGTCGGCATCCTGTTCCAGCGCGCCGGATTCGCGTAGGTTGCTCAGGCGCGGGCGACTCGGCTTGACGCCGTCGGTTGTACCGGCGCGGTTCAGTTGGGCGCAGGCGATTACGGGTACGCTCAGTTCTCCGGCCAGCAACTTCAGCGCGCGGGAAATCGCGGCTACCTCCTGCTCGCGCACCTCGCGCGTTTTGTCGGGCTTGACCAACTGGAGGTAGTCGACGAAAAACGCGCGGCAACCGTGCCGGTTGTACAGGTCGCGGCAGCGCGCCAGCAAAGCGCCCAGGCGCGGGCTGGTATCGTCTACGTATAAGCGCAAACCGGCGGCCTCACCCATTGCGGTGGCGATGCGGTCGGCGTAATCGCCGTCGTAACTCCCGTCCTTGCGAATCGCCACGCGGGCCAGGGACGAAAGTATACCCCACGCGATTTGCTTTTTCCCCATTTCGTAGGAGAAAAATCCGACCGGCCGGTAGCGCGCCCAGTAGTGCGCAGTCTGCAAGGCGAAGGTCGATTTCCCACAGGAGGGTCGGCCGGCGAGAAGACAGAACTCCCCCGGTGCCAGTCCGCCGACGATAGCGTCCAGCGGGGGCAGGCCAAACGTCAGCAACGCAGGGCGCTTGTCCCTGTCCGGGTCGTCCAGCTCGGCAAAGAGGTCTTTGAGCACCGCGGCTATCGACGTGTCCCCGATACCCCCGCCCCACCGCTGATTGGCGGCCACCAGGGCCCGGCTGAAAATCTCCAGCACGGCGTCTATCGATTGGCCGGGGTCGCGGGCCTCGTGCTGCGCGCGGGTACAGTCACGCTCCAGTGTCCGCCGTACGGACGCCTCCAACACGGCCCGCGCGTAGAGCTCCGCATGCGCCGACGTGGGACAGGCGGCGAGCAGCTCGGCGAGATATCCGGCGCCCCCGGAGCTCTTCAGTTCGCCGCGGCGCTCCAGCTCCTGCCGGACAAGCGCCATGTCTATCGGCCCGCTCTCGCGCACCGTTTTCGCCGCCGCAAAAATCTGGCGGTGCGCGGTTGAGTAGAAATCCTCGGCCCGCAGAATTGCCAGCGCGGTATCCGCGGCCTGCGGGTCCAGGAGCAGCGCGCCGAGGGTTTCGGCCTCGGCCGCGGGATTCCGCGGGGGCTCCGGGGCTACCGTCATTTTTTCCTCCGTGGGCGGAGCTCGCCGCCGGCCTCCCTTAAGGTCCTTGACCACCCCGAAGAACCTTCTCCCGTTGTATTAACCTCTAGCTTCTGGCTTCTAGCTTCTAGCTTCTCCCCCCGACAGACGCGCGACCCTTGGCGTGACCGTTGCCGCCGCTTGCGACAAGTGGCCAAATAGCGGCGTTTGTAACGCCGGGACAAAAGCGTGACATTTTTGTGACGACGCGTGACAACCGCAACTTTTTCGCGCTCTAGTTCGGCGATGATTTTTGACGCCTTTGCCGGGGTACAGCGCCAGAGAGCGGCCCATTCGGGGACCGTTTTGGTCAATTTATGGGCTTTCCTGTCGAGCATAAACGCGCACGCTCGTATCCATGCGCCCTCGGCCTCTATCGATACGGCAAGCAGCCCGGAGTCGCCGAGCCAATCGGCGAAGTAAAACTTTTCCCAAGGCATCTTGCCGCGCGGCACGTCAGGCTCGCCTATACTTGATGGGGTTGCGATGTCTATCGGGTGCCGGACAGATTACACCGGCGTTCCGGCAGTCCCGACAATGCGCCTCGGCCAGGTCCGACCGCGGAAACGCGAGCGTATACGTCTGGCGGCGGCGAATCAGCCAGCAGGGCAGCAACCAAACGGTCCCCGACGAACAGGCGGCGAACGGTTTCGGCGCGCCCGTTTTCCCGACGCGCTCCGGCGGAAAGGGGGGGCTCGGGCTGTGGGGGAAACTCCGGGTCATCGTGCATCCTCCCTTCGTGCTGTCAGCCTCTTTTCCCGAGCCCCCCTTTTTTCCTACCACGGTACATCCGCGTCGAAGGTTTCGTCCCCCAGTTCGGGGTCTGCGCCCTCGGGAACTATGTCCGGGATTTTGCGGATTTTCTCCTGGAGCTCGGCCAGCTTTTCTCTGCTCGGCCCCTGCGTTCCGAACCGAGAGACGCGCAAGACATTATTATATTCCTCGATAATCACCGGCGGATGCGCGTTCTGCGCTTTGTCCCCCCATGTCTCTATAGGGTCGGCTTTCATGTCGATACCCAGGGCTCTAAGTTGGCCGCGGGCAAATCCGCCGTGCAGCGTCTTGGGGGTCAACCAGATTGTCCCCCAGCACCCGGCCTCTTCGCCGGTGGAGTCGCGCACGAGAACCTTGACGGCAAACCCGGCCGCCCCCGTCTTTTGGCTCTCGGTCCAACGGGACGCGACTACCCGCGTCTGCTCCGGCGCATATAGTCCTGGAAGCATTAGTCATCCCCCTTTGCGGTGGTAGCCAGCTTTTCCCGCAGGGCGGCAAGCCCCGCGGCCAATTGATGCGAATCCATTTTTTCCACGGCGGTCCAACTGCGCGTGCCGAAGGTTGATTCAAGCAGGTCGGTTTTGGCCTTCTTTTCCTTGGCCGACTGGCCCGGCAGTGCGGATACAATCTCGCCCTGTATTTCCTCGCAAAGAATAGTTCTCTCGCGCCGCTCCCGTTGCCAATCGGCGTCCCCGCTCTCATCGACCCCCATGGGGGTTTCGCTCTTCGTGTCTACGGCGTTGTGCGCTCCCGGCCGAAGCATGTCGAGGTGTGGACCAAACCACGCGCCGTCAGGGTTTTCGGTGCTCTTGCCGTCCAACACCCCGAACCGGTCGCCTAGGACCGTGGCGCGGTGGACGATTCGGAACCGACCGGGGCGCTCCGGGTCCGGTACCTGCGGCCGCTCCATTTCTACCAGGAGGCTGGGCTCGAACCCGAATTCTGATTCTACTTTCATTTTGACGCCGGTCTTGACCAGTTCCTTGTGCACGGTCCCGTCGGCGTTTTCATGCTCTTCGAAGTTCCACTCGAAGCCCGCGCGGCCACAGATAATAATATGTAGTTTACTGTTCAGGTAGAAATCTGTCCACTCGCTCCACCGCCGCTTGATGTGATTCCAGTCCTGGAACTCCAGGCGCGTCCGGGCGGGCTTGCCCGAGGCGTCCCGTGCGCGGTTCACCTGCGCCAGGTATGCGTCGCAAACCTCGCGCCACACGTGGGTAATGCTGTCAACAACAAGAACGGACGCGGTGCCGCTCTCGCATTCACGGGCTACCTCTAGCAGGTCCACGAATGCGCGGCTGCGCCGGCCGACCGGAGCAGCCCCGCAGAGCTTCTTCGCCAGTTCGGCAACGTAGGCCGCCCCGCCCTCGGTGTCGAAATATGCCAGCGGGGCGCTCATCCCGAATCGCCGGCGAACCTCGGCGGCCAACAATGTGGCGGTATACGTTTTGCCGCTCTTGGGGAACCCAAGAAACCCCGCCTTGAGATATCCCTGTCCCGTATCCAATGCTTCCAGCGTCACGGCCTATCCTCCCTCGCCCGCCCGCCCGAACGACCTATTCGCCCAGGCTGCGGCCGGCGCAAAAATTCTTTACGCCCCCAGTCCCCGCGGGTACTCCGCGGCCAGGTCGCGGTAGGCCAGCTCTTCCAGCCAGTCATAGAGCGCGGTCCACACGGGATTGGGGCGACGCGCGCCGCCCGGCCCCGTCCAGTACCGCTCGCGCGCGGCATCGTCAATCAGTGTGATTCGCCCGTCTACCGCATCCCCGAAATCGGGGAGATACCGCTCCGCTGACAGCAGCGCCAGGGTATTGCCCCATGCGGAGGCCGCCGCGGGGTCGTCGGGGTACAGGATGCCCGGGATTCGCGGCCAGCTCAACCGAAGTTCGTGCCGCCAATCCCGCCCGTTTCTGCACGCCCGGTAATCGTCCACCCGCTCCGCAATCCAGCGCCGTTCGGCCTCCCGTGCCGTCAATTGCGCGCGCGTGGGTGCGTCAACGTCAACGACTTCTACCATGACAGCAACTCCTCCCGTTCTTCGGCTGTCACGCCGCGAGAAAAATCAAACGAGAGCCCGCCCCGAGCACAGGAGCCCGGTTCGGCGCCGAGTCGCCGGCGGTCTTTGTCGCCCCCCGCGATTTCGGACGGGGGGCTCGTTGTCGCCGCGCAGATTTGCGGGCTCTCGTTTCTCTCGCGCTCCAGTTCGGCGAAAATGTCAACGTACATCTATCCCTCCTGGTATACCGGCCCGCTGGGCTCGGTAGGCCCGCCCCCGACAGGCCGGGGAGCAGTACCGCCCCCAGGGACCGCGCTTAGGCCGGGGTACCGGCCGCCCGCACCGGCTACAGGGGCGGGTCTCTGTGGCCGCAGAACCGCCGTGGCGGGGCGAACGGGTTTTTTCCGACCCCACACCCGCCCGAACGGGTTTTTGGGGGTCGGCCGGGCGGTAGTCGAGACGCCGGAACCCCCCTTCTCCCTGGCGTTTCCACGCCCAAAACGAGCGCCGCCCGAAGGGCTGGTCCCAGTATGCCAGGGGCTGTCCGGCAACGAGCGATGTGTCGCCGGCCATTACTGTTTCGCCGCCGCCTCGCGGAGACCCCGTAGGGCCTCGGGCAGTATCCGCCCAACGACGATTTCGCCCGTGCCGCCGCAGGTGGCGCAGGCATCCCAGCGGTTAAGGCTGCCGTCGCCGCCACAGCGTGGACACGGCTCAATCTCCAGCGTCGCGATGACCGCCCGGACCGCGTATAGTAGCTCCTCGGTAGTCATTCGGCCACCTCCCCCGGCGGGCGCTGCCGGCGGCAGGCGGGGCACAGGTCTTCGTCTAATCCATCCCCGGCTACCCGCCAGCCCGCCGTCCTGGCCGCCACAAACGGGTCGGTCCGTTGGTCCACGGCGGGCGACGGGCGCAGGCATCGGTCACAGAGCAGTCTGCGGATTCCGTCGCAAAAATCTATCACCTTACACCTCCTCGCGCGGCCGGACGTAGAGCGCCCCGGCGAGCGGCGTACCGGCCCAGCGGCCGCTCAGCGCCTCGCGGGTCGGCTCCCACTCGGCTCCCGTCTCCAGGCCCTCCCGGTAGAGGCGGCGGCAGTAGCCCTCCCGCTCGGCCGCCGGGGCGTACCCCTCCCGGAGTGCCTCCGCGCTCCCGTCGAGCGCGGTAGCGCTGCACAGGTACTCTGCGTCGGGCGTAGCGACCAAATAGACACCGCGCGGGGCCCCGGGTACACTGACCCGCTCCACCTCACACCTCCTCGTAGCTGTAGGCGTCGGCCCGGCGCTCGTCGGCTAGCGTCCCCCGGTAGTGGTCGACACGCTGCAGGTCCAGGCGCTCGACAATCACGTACCTCTCCCAGTCCTGGTCGCCGCGCGTCACTCCCACCTCACGCGCGCGCCCCTCGCGTACTAGCTCCCGCGCATACCGCCTGCTGATTACCACCTTACTCTCCCCCCCTCATCGCGCGCTCGACCTCGGCGCGCTCGGCCTCGTAGCGGGCCCGGTCTACCGACCAGGAGGCCCACATGCGCTCGCTAGCCTGGTACTCCTCGGTGGCCTCGACCTCGGCGATTGCCGCGCATACCCGCTCCAGGTTAGCGGGCACGAGCCCGACCTTGCCGAGCCGGGCTACGACCGCCCGGTGCCCCTCGACCGGCTCCAGGCCCGCATGGCTGACCGGCTTGCCGGCCAGCGTCACGTCTACCCGGACCACCCGCTCCGGCGTCTGGTCTGCGGTCCGGAGGTTGCCCGCCAGGCTCGCAGGCACGTCGAGCCCGACGGTCACCACCACCGCCCGCCCGTCCCCGGTCTGCCAGGTGACCCTGCGCGCCTCCCTCACCTCACACCTCCCGGCGGCACCCCAGGCCGGCCGGCGGGGCTGGAGAGACGGGAGGCCGGAGCGGGCTGCTCCGGGGTTACCGCCGCCGGCCGGTCTGAGGTACCCGTTGTAAGCCATCTTGCTGCCTCCCGTCTCTGCCTATACTATACACCCGCCCCGCGCGGGTGTCAAGCAAAAAAACGGAAAAAACCCGCTTTTTTCAACCCCCTGTTGTTATTGGATTTAGGCGCGCTTAGCGCTGTAGTCGCGCGGCCAGGCGGGCCATTTCGGCGCGAATCGCCTCTGTCTCTATCAGCAGGATTGACCGCCGCAGGGGAGAGACCGCCGGGAGCTCTCGCTCCCGGCGGCCCAGTTCGGCGGCGAGGCGCTCTATTGCGGCGAGCACCCGCAGCCGCTCATATTCCCCCAGGGGATACACGGTACTATGTCAATTTGGCGACCCAGCCGGAGAGCAGAGTAGAGATTATCCCGCCGGTCGGTCCCTTGGCGGCTTCGCGGGCGATTGCCTTCTTGGTATCGGCGTTGCCGCCCTTCTCTACGCCCCTGACTACGCGCCGCAGCACCGCGCCGCGCAGCAGGCTTTGCAGCGTGCCGCCGCCCAGCAGGGCGGACAGGATTCCCCATGCGACATGATACCACTTGACGCCCGAGGCCTTCACGGCGTCGGTGGCGCGGCGGACATCCTGGATTTGAGCGTAGATTTTCCGCGTCGCCTCGATTCCCTCGTTGACGGTCAGCTCGCCGGACTCGACCCGCTGCGTTACGACCCGCAGGTCGTTTTGCAACTGGCCGAGCTGCGCGTTGAGCACATCGATTTTAGTCTTCTGCTCCGGCGTCATCGGGGCACAGCCGACCGCCGCCAGGAACACCAGGGACACCAACCACCGCATACTACACCTCCGTACTTTCTCCCCCCCTACACGCGGGGGGTGGGGCCGGGCGGGGAGGAAGCGCCCGAGCCCCGTGCGGACTAGCCGCCGTCGCCCCCGCGGTCAACTGTAAGGCGCTCCAACACCTCGCGGATTTTTCGCACGTCTTCTACCATGCGCGAAATTTCGGAACGGACTACGGCGCGTTCAACCTCGGCCGACCGCGCCTGTGCGTCCAGCACGTAGAGCCACCCGAAAATCACAGCCCCAACAAGCGCCAGAAACCACCAGATGGGGCAGGGCGGATTACTTTTGGTTTCGACCTTGCGCGTCATGTCTTGATGATATGGGGCAGGCCGAGATACGGCGGTATGTGCTCGGCGGTGTCCGTTTCGATAGAGCCTTCGGCGGTGGCGGTTTGGATATCTATCGCGTGGTGGTGGACGCCGCCCGTGTCCGCTGTGTTGTCCACCGTTTTCGCGCGCGCGCCGTCATCGTTGTCGTCTACGTTCAGCCCGCCAAAGGGAGTGGCGTCCTCCGTGTCGCCCTGTAGGTGTAGGTCGTGAGTGTGTCCGCTCTCCGTGTGCCTGTGCGTAGTTGCCCCGCCGATTTCGGCGCGCGCGTAGGTGTCGCCGGAGCCTACGACGAAGCGGTTCTTCGTGTCCGGCAGATTGAACGTCGTAGACCCGTCGCCGTTGCCGAAGGTCGTGCCGATTGCCGCGAAGAGCGCGGCGTATTCCGTTCGGCTGACCGCCTGGCCGGCGGCCAGCAGCCACCCCTGGGGTACGGAGTTCGGGTCGCCGGCGTAGGGAATCATCCCGCCGGGCGGAATCCCCGCGGGTAACAGCGGCCCGGCCAGGCGCTGGTGCTTGCGGAGCGCGCTCCCGGCGGTCAGGCGTTCCTGCGCGCGCCGGGCGCGCTGGCGGTCAAGCGCGGTTTGCATTAGAAGCCCACCCGCATAGCAAGGTCCGTACTGTCCAGACTAGTATAACTGACGCCGTTGACCACCGCGTTCAGCTGTACGTCGGGACGGCCACCGCCGCCGGTCAGTTTGTCGATATAGTCTCCCGGCCGGAGCGTCCAGGAGATACCGTGCGGCGGAATCACCAGCTCGCCGTGCACCCTCGGGCGCGCGCGCGCGTCCAGAATCCGCTGGGCCACCGCCCCCAGGGCGGCCTGGTCATTACGAATCGCCTCCGGCGTCCCCGACCCGTATTCGTGGTCGCCCCAGGTATTGGCCCCCTCGTCCTTGTTCAGCCGCGGCTCGTATCCGCCCTCGCCGTCGGCGTCATACGAATAGAGTATGGCCTGTGAACGGTAGTCGCCCCGGAAGCGGTCCCCGGCATCCTCTACCATCTCAAGCGTAGGCCAGTAGGTTCCCGGCTGAGCCCGCCCGGAGGCCTGCAGCGGCGACGTGGCGGTAGTCAGGCGGTTGGTAGACTCAACGGCAATCGTGACGCGGATATCGTACGGCGTCGAACTGCCGTCCCAGGTAAATATGTCGGTGACCGTCTTGTCGTCGTCGGTAACGTAGCTGCGCTTGACTCTCGCCTCGTTACCGAGACAGATTGAGCCGTCCGGGCGTACGTCGACCGGAACGCCGTGCAGGGGTTCCCACGTCGAGCCGCCGTCCTTCGAGCGCCAAACGTGTATCTCGACCGAGACCGGGCGAACCGTGCCAGCCTCGTCACTGGCCAGTACCCGCGAAAGCATCTCCGGCAGAATCGGACGCCGGCCGTCGAAATCCTCATCCACGAAAAACGGGTCCCAGTATACCTGGTTGTCGGTCGCGTTCTCCGCAATCCGATAGGTGCAAAATACGTCGGGGAAGCGTTCCGTTCGACGCCCGGCGGCAAGCTCCGTAATGTATTCGGCCTGCTGGGATGCGGTCCAGCCGAAATTGAGCGTGTCATCCGCGGTTGACAGCGTGACCTCGAAACGCTTTTTCGCGCCCAGCGCTTTGATGCTGTTTCGCGCGTCGTTCCAGTCGAGCGTCAGCGAGCCACCGGCAACGTCGGGCGGCGACGTGCCAACCGAGGCGTCCAGCGCGCCTCGGCTGAGCGTGATTGCGTCGGTGCCGTCAAACGACGCGTCGGTGTCGCTTGTCAAAAAGACGTAAAGGTCGTATTTGTGTTTGGTATCGTTCCACTCGCACGCCCAGGAGAGCCCGCCGGCGCGTGTGACGATAGTATCTATCGCCTCACACAGGGACATCCCGCCCAGCGCCATATCGAGCGCCTTGTTATCCGCGCCGGTGGAGTCGTAGAAAAGCCGCTCCAGCGTCGGCTCGCCGGGAGCCGTGCCCCCCACTATCGCCTCGGGCCACACCAGATATTTGCTAGTGGACACCGCGCCGTTGCCCTGCGCGTAGCCGTCGGCGTCGTTCCCGGTCAGGTTGTATTCCCGCCGGAGCGCGTTCCAGATGTCGCCGTAAGTCCAAAATCCGCTCCAGTCCTTGCCATCGGTGTGCTGTGAGCCGTCCAGCGTGTTGAGCAGCGGGGGGACGTGAGACAGGTCGGCGGAGTCGTCCCCTTCCCCGCCGTCCTTCCACCGCTGGTCGGGCTTGTCCCCCTCGTTGTACACTGGCAACGTATTGGTCAGCCAGGCCGACGTTTCTTGCAGGTGTTGCCAAATACGTTGACCGTATACGCCGATGCGCGCCATGTGCCAGCGGGCGATTTCGGCAACGGTGATTATACAATACTCCGGTTGCCCCGGCGGGAAGTGCCAGTTGAACGACGTGACGATACCGACAAAGCGCGTTGCGCCGGCCGGTACGTCGTACAGGCGGACAAGCGAGAACGGCGGCAGCCCCCCGGTCACGTTGCCAACGCTGACCGCCGGAAGCACAAGGTCGTTGTCGCTGCCGTCCGGCCGCCGCTCGTATCCGTTGCGGACGACGCTGGAAGGATACGCCGGGCCGCTCAATCCGGGGTCGTATGTAGCCCGTACTATCAGCGTATTGGGTTCCGGCCCCTCGCGCTTGTGGAAGTCGACCGGCACCATATTTGCCGCCTCGGTCCAGTCGGCCTTGCTCAGGTCGCTTGATTCCGTCCACGCCTCCGCCGTATCGACGCGGAAAACCGGGGCGTCGGTGAGAATGGCCACTATTGCACCTTACGGAACGTAATCGTAAACTCGGCGCAGTGGCGACCGGAGGAAAGCGAGTAGTGGCGTCCCCACTCTAACCCGGTCATAATGACGTTGGTATACGTGGTCGTGCCGTAAACGTCGGTGAGCGAGCTCGGCGAGCCGGTCAGCAGGTTCTCCACCGTGGTTTTTGCCGACTCGAGGTTGGCAAGAGAATTGCCCTCGACGTGGCCGACCATCGTCAGCTCGCCGTAGTCGAGCCCGAACCGAACGACGCTGACGCCGTCTGACCCGGCGTATACCCACTCCTTGAGCCGATGCGTCGTCGGGCGAATCGACGAAAACCCATACGCGAAAAAGTTGGTCGCGTCGGTTGACGGCCTCGGCGAGGTGAACGTCGTACCGCCGTATACGGCCATGGTAGCCATTATGAGCCCCCCGGCGCGGCGCGCACGTGCACTTTGGCGTCAGGGAAAACCGCCGGTGCCTGGCCGATTTCCCGGCCGGCGAGCAACCACCCCAGCGGGCCCAGCCCGCCGGCGGCAAGGAAGGCTTCGCGCGCGCGCGACGCGTAGAGCGCCGCCGTGCCCGCCGTGCGGTGCGCCCCCCCGTAGCCCAGGCGCCTTTCGACCATCGGCGATAGGCCCTCAACGCGCTCGGGGAAAAAATCTTCCCCCTCGGCCATACGCAGCAGTGCGGTCAACCCCTGGGCGGCCTGGCCCAGAATTTCGCCGACCCTACCCCTGACAAGCGTAGTCTTGAGGTCTTCCCACGCGGCGCCAAGCTGACTGATTTTGTCCGCCGCGTCCAGCGTCGGGTCGCCGGCGGCTTTCATTTTTTCCTTCATGGAATCTATAATCAGGTTGAGCTTTATCGCGCTGCGCTGCGCGAACGAAAGCGCCGACGCCTGTACCCCGAGCGCCTTGGCGTGCTCCCGAACCGCGCCTTCTGCATCGAGGTTCAGCAGCATTCCCTTCAAGGTAATGCTGTGCATCGAGGTAAGGCCGCCGGTGACCTTTTCGACGGCCTCGTCCATCGGTATCAGCGCCTTGTCAGAGAGCCACCGCGCGTATTTCATCGCGGTGACAAGCTGCTCGCCGGTAAGCTGGGTATTGGCCCCGAACAGGCGCACCCCCATAGACGCCACGCGGGCCTTGCTAATCATGTAGTCCATGGCCGCGGCGCCGTCGCGCAAAATCTGCGCACCGTTTTTCAGGCCGCGCGCGGCGGCCAGGCGCTCAAATGCCGCAGTGGCATCGTCCAGGCCGGAGGCCAGATTCATGGACTCGCGGACGAACCGCCCCACGGCGTAAACGCCCGCGCTCGCCAGGAGACCGCGAAAGCTCAGCAGCCGGCCGCCCAGCGCAGACAACCCCGCCGACATCCGCTTGGCCTGACCGACCGTCGCGCGCATTCCGCGGGCCAGCCGCCCCATCGCCCGCGCGGCGCGCGTCGCGCCCGGTGTGCGAACCCTGAAGACCGCTTCGGCCATATCCCACCTCTACCCGAACATCGCCCCGCCAAGTACCTGGAGCGCATTGCCGTCGGGCGCGCGCGGGTGCAGCGCGGCGTCGTAATCACGCCACGAAGGCCAGCGCCCGCAGACCACCAAGCCCGTCACGATTTCGCGCGCATCTCCGATTCCGTATCGGCCGGGGTCGAGGCCGACGCTTTGGAGTCCGGCCCGGAGCCACCGCTTGAGTCTCCGGGCCTTTCGGCGTTTTTTGATTCGCCCTCCGGCGCAACGTCAACAACGCCGGGAAATGCGTCGCCGATAATTTCATCGAACCGCCCTATCAACGCGGTTGCCGCGCGGTTGTCCGCCACGCCGTCGGGCGCGCAAATCTTCAGCACCTCGTACAAGAACCGCTTGACTTTGATGCTGTTTGTCTCTGCGCCATCCCGAAGCTCTGAGAGCATCTCAAACGCGCGGTCGCTCTCCGGCCCCAGGCCGGCGGGCCGTACGTCAAACTCCGTGCCGTCACTTAGTCGGTATTTCGCCATCTGCGCCTTCCTCCCCTTCTACCAACTCAAACAGCCCCGGCTCCCCCTCGACCGGCACCCGCGTCCGGTTGCAGAGGTCGCCCCAATCGGGCAGCCGGCCGTCTTTCGACGGCGGCCCCTCGACGATAAACAGCGTGTCGGGCAGACAGCGCCGCACGCCGAAACCGCCGTCCAGCACGTTCCAGACGCCTTCCACCCGCGGCCCCAGCTTTTTCTCGGCGAGTTCCCAGGCGATTACCAGCGCGCCGAGCATCCGCAGCTTGACGTTCTTGCCGCCGAGAACGAGGTCGTCCGGTAGCGGGTTTTTCGCCGGCCGGCGGATACGGTTGTGTCGCGCCGCCTTGACCGCAATGTCGGGTGTAACCAGGTATGCCCTCCCCACGCCGCGTTCCTCCACTGGTAAGGGCCTACGAAATAGTAACGGGGTCTGTCGAGCCGTCCGCACTAACCGCGTTGAACGTAATGTCGTTCCCGTGCTCTACGCCGCCGTGGTTTGCGCCGCCGCTGATACCGGCACACATGAAGCTCCCGCTGAAGGTCAGGTCCGAACCGCCGTCAGCGGTTTTGCAGACCACGCTCAGCGTTGCGGCGGCAGCGCCCTGCGTCACGCCGAAGGCGTCAGACACGTCATCGGTGTGCACGACAATCTGGCGGGTCTTCTTGTGGACGCCCTGCCACGTTTCGAAAACGTCGGTATCGGCGGAGTGCGAAAGCCGCTCGCCGCCAAACTCGATATCAACGCCCGTGACGTCCACAATCGCCGAGCCGTCGAAGGTTACCGTGGCGTTTTTGAAAAGGGCCATACATACCTCCTGGGCAACTAGCCCAAATTCCGACCTACCGGGTCGGGTACTCCGTTACACACGTTTGAGAAACCGATTGCGAACTCCTCCGCAACGCGCCCGAGGGCTACTCGGGGTACAAAGTAAAACTTCCGGCGGCGATTGACCGCGCGGGCGTAGTTTCGACTGGCCGCCGCCGTGCGAAACTCGATATAGTTTTTGCCGAGCCTTACGCGCGGGTTCCACGTGGCGCTTGACCGCAGATTGCCGGTCAACATCAGGTCGGCCCGGCCCGCGTAGCTGGACGGCAGTTGTCCGGGGGCCGCCCGGCCCGCCATCTTACGCCGGCGGTATTGCTCAGTCAGCGGCCGCCACTTTGGCCGGCCGCCGCGGTCGAAGTTCTCGCCGACCTCCAGGAGCGCCCGCGCGCCCGCGCGGCGAAGACCCTGCCGGACGGCCATGTCGCCGATGCCGCCGGTCTCCATGAAGTGCCGCCACGCGCGGTCGTATTTCACGTCAGCCGGCATCGCGCACATCTTCCCGGCGGGCCAGGGAGTCGATATACCTCTGGCGGTTACGCCGCTCGACCGCGCGCGCGGCGCCGAGCATCAGCGCGGGAATCGGCAGGAGAAAGCCGCAGTCCCCGACGTGTAGCCCGGTGGTGAACAGGTACGAGCCGGGGCGCTTGCGCTTGCGCTTGCGCTCTACCGATTGCCATTCGCGCTCGGTGCGTATCGCGGCATAGTGCCCCGCGCCGAAACCTCCGGGGGCCGCTCCGGCGCGCGCGCCGGCGGGCAGGTAATAGAGGTAGTGGCGGGCCTCTACGGCGTGACCGGCCTCGCCGATTGTCGCCCGGAACGCCGCGCGCTGGTGAGTCAGGTAGGACAGCGCCAGGACGCCGAGCGGCGGGGAAAATTTAGCCGCCGTGCGCAGAATCGCCGCCTCGGTCGTGGGGCCGGATGTAGCGTCTACCAGAGCCATTGACGCTTGGTGCGCAGATTGCTCCAGAGCCCGAATGACGTTGTCCGCCCACGAGCGGGAAGCGCCGTCGGCGAATCGCCCGTCTGCGGCCTGGGCGCGCTGGACGAACCGGCGCGCCATCCGTTTGCCCTGTGCGCCGTAGACGCGGCCGAGCGGCCCGGCCGCTTCCTTGACCGCGGCGAGCGCGCGGCGGTGCGACGCCTGTATCAGCGCGCGCGGCGCGCCCCGGTCGAAACGCCAGCGGCGGTTCATCACCTCGACCGTACCGCGGCCCCCACTCTGCGACGGTATCAGCCGGAGCGCCCGGCGCTGTTTGTCCATCCATCGCCAGATATCGCGGTCGCAAGCGGCCTGTACTTGCAGGGACCGCACGGCGCGGGCGTCCAGCGTGCCGCCGCGCAGGCGGAGCTTGCGGAGAGAGCGAGATATTCGCGCCTGTAGCTCAACTCCGTCGCGCCGCATTCGCCGCTCCAACGCCCGCCAATCGCGCGTTATCTCCGCCTCGAACTCATCGCACGCCCCGGCCAGGGAATTGCGGTACAACAGATAGAGCGTCTCCACCGACGGCGCGGTGACGACAAGAGCGGGCACCTAGACATCCTCCGGCCAGAACGCGGTCACAGTCATCTCTGTTATCAGTTCGTCCACCGGCTGGCCGCTGTCGTGCGGCCCGTCAACCGCGATTCGGACGTTGCCGCCGCGGTCCAACCACGACGCCGCGCCGCCGGTGCCGTCGGCGCCCTGTAGTAGTTCCTGGCGCAGCGCGTCCAGAAAATTGATTTGCGCTATCAGCGTCGCGCTGTCGGATTGGTCATACGCCTGGTGTATAACAACCGTAGCGCGCAACTCCCCGGCGGCGTGCTGCTCCGTGTGCGGGGCGAACTCGCACGGCTGGGGGATAATCTCGATTACCGGGCCGACGGCGATTAGCTCCGCACGAGTGGGGCTGTCGCCGGCCTTTTCGATTTCGCGCCCCAGGCGGACGTGGTTCGACGGCGTGCCCGAGGCCACGGCGGCGTCCAGCGCGGCGGAGTTGCAGATTTCGTCGTAGAGGTTTTCCAGGAATTTGCCATAGGTGCCGGTCGCCGTGTCGGACGCCACGGCCGATTCCCGGAACCAGCCCCAGCTACCGATAGTCCAGGCAGTACCCGCCCGCAACGTCACGCCGTAGTTCTCCCCGTCGCACTGATGGTCAAGGTAAAGAGCGCAGTGGAATCGTCATCGTCGTACACGGTAATATCGTTTCCGCTGACAGAAATTTTGCCGCGCGCCATCGCGTAAATCGCTTTGACGATAGCCTCGAACGTGGCACTCCCCCCGGCGGTCAGGCCGGTTTTCGCAAACACGGCATCGCGTATCGTGTTCACCGTGGCCGTAGATATGGCGACGCCGTCGGTCCCGGTGTCGGCGAGAATCGAATCGACGTTAGCATCCACGGTGGCAACGTCAGCCGCCAGGTCCGCCCCGGCCGGAGCGCCTACGCGGTCATAGATTTCCTTCTCGGTGTTGGCCCGGACGTGACACAGGGCAAAGCCGTCGTCACAACCCGCCTTGACTACGCGTACAACCAGCGGGCCGACCGTGTCGGTGTCGGTCGCGTCTAACTGTATGGTATACGCCCCGCCGCCGAGCTCCGCCCACGTGCCGTCGGACGGGCTGGCGAGAGTGCCGCCGTTTTTGCTGATTGTCAGGGTCGGGCTGGTGACGCCAGTTTCCGGCGTCACGTGGTCGTTGGAATCGAACAGCCGGACCACGACCTTTTGTGCGGCTGTGGACTGTAACAGGGGATAGGCCATTAGTTGAACCCCCGATTGAACCCGGCGGACAGGCCGCCGCCGCTGCCGCGGATGTCGGTAAAGCTCCAGCGGAAGCCGTCGGAGTATACCGGGTCGCCGCCGGCCTCCTCGATGCTGGCGGCGCGGAAGCTGCTGTTGGCGCCGCCGCGGGTGAACTTGATATCCCGCATGTCGATTTCGCCGTCGGGCGAAGTCAGCGGGCCGTTGGCCCCGTTGATGCCGTAGTTGGCCACCCCCGCCGGCACGGTGATTTCCAGGCCGCGCACCGATACCTTGTTGATTGTCGCCTGCTGCGGCCAGAGCACCGCGGCGTTGGTCTGCCCCAGGCCGGTAACCGTCATGTGGTCAAGCGTAATGCCCCCCGGCGTGCCGACGTAGGTGGCGCTGCAATAGAAGGTGATGCCGCGATACCAGCAGTTGCGCAGTTCGACGTAATCGATATCCAGCGGCTCGCCGTAAACCCAGTGGATGGTCCATCGGTAGCTGGTGTTTGCCGCGGCGACGCTGTTGTCCATGACCAGCTTGTGCCCGTCGGAGCCGTGCAGCAGGCAGATGCTGTTCTTGCTGCTGGCGTCGGCGCTGGCCGGGTTCGAGTAGACACCGCTGTTGGTATACGTCGCGTCGCCCTTGAACGTCAGGGCGAAATCGGCCTTGTCCAGCATCAGAAGGCCGTAGCGCTCGGAGGCGGATGCCGCGCCCTCGGACGTTTCGCCCAGGCGAATCTGCTTGCAGGAAAGCGAACTGGCGTCGCCCGCGGCCAGGATGGCCCCGGCAAAGATGTAGATGGTGTCGTCAACGTGGGGCGCGTTGCCGCCCTTCAGCGCGTCCAGGCTGTGGACCCCGATGCTGGTGTCCAGGTCGAACGCCCCGCCGTTGGCATCGGTCAGTACCTCGAACCATGCGTCTTGATTGGCGTCTTCGCTCCAGCCGGTGCCGGAGTCCTTCAACCAGAAGGTGCCGCCGTCGTAGGGATTCTCTGAGTTGTCGTAGGAGTTCGACAGGTAGTTTGACCCGTCAATCGTCCAGTCGCCCTTGACCACGATGTAGTACTGCGTGGTCGCGGTGATAGCCACCGGCGACTGAAAATCGAAGTAGACCTTCTCGAAACTCGTACCGATGTCGCCGGCGGCGACCGTATCGGACGTGCCGAGCAGGGAACCGGTCTGCGGGTCCGCCCCGTCGGCGTATATCTCCACCCACACGTCGCCGCTAGGGGAGCCTATCCGCTTGAGCCACAGCCGAACGGACAGGATGTTCCCGCTCGCTACGCAGGTGAATTTCTGCCCGTGGGCGGCGTCGGCCGTTGTCTTGCGGAGCGGGGTACTGTCGGGCGCGGTGGTGTTGTTGGCGTCCACCTTGCGGTAGCGGTTAGCCACGGGACACCCCCGTCGCGCGGATTATCCCCCGGCGCTCGGCCTCGGCGCGGAGCACCGTGTTGTCCAGGTGCGCCAGCGGGGAGTTGCCCTCGGGCAGGCCGTCGGTCCAGGGCTCAATGATTTCGCCGGAGTCCAGCGGCACGCCGTTTGGATAGCACTTGCCGCGATTGACGCCGTCCGGGTCTACGGTGTCGGGCACCTCGGGCAGGTCGAGCCGGTCGGGGCACTCGAAGTACAGGAACCGCTGGCTAATCCAGCGCCAGCGCCGGCCGGCCAGGGCGGGCACGTCGGGAACAATCCATTCCCGCATCGGTACGCCCTCGGCGTTGTAGCGCGTCACGGTGCGCGCCCCGGGCGCGACGTAAAGCGGCATCAGCGCCCCCCCATCGCGTGCGCCAGTTCCCAGGCCCAAGAGCCGACGGCGTCCAGGAGCGCCGGAACCCACCAGGGAGCCGCCGCCAGGACCGCGAGCGTCGCCGCCGCCAGAACTACACGAGGCCAGTTGGCAGGCAAGGTCAAACCGTAACCCTCCGCGGCTCGCGCCTCCAGCAGTGCGCAACGTATACCGAATCGTAATCCCGCGTATCCCAGCCCGAAACTACGTAGATATCCGAACCCCACGTAATCTCGTCGCCCTCCGATAGCCCGCCCGCCGCGAACCCCGACTGAAGCGGGATGCTGAAATCGCGGGCCTCCGCCTCGACAAGCGCACCGCGCTCTTCGAGCGGGCTAATCTCCGGGTCGCCGGGAACGGCCCAGAGCGTTGTCCCCGCGCCCCCCTGGTGACTGAGGCTGACCTGTACGCCGTCCACCTTTTGTGCGACCCTCAGCGCCGCGGCGGCCAGCTTTGTCTGGAGCGTAGAGCGCTTCGAGGCCATCAGGCGGATATCCCCAGGATAACCACTTCGACAATCGCGGCAAGCGCCCCGTCGTTGTTTTTGATTCGGAGGATGTCCCCCGTGTTTGCCGTCACCGCATACCCGCCGGTGCCGGTGTGCGCCGCGCCCCACGTCCAGCCCGGAGGCACCTTGACCGCCTCAGAGCCGTCGGCCGCAGTCGAGGTTATCCACGTATCCCACGCGTTTGTGCCGTCGCCGCCGTCGCCGCCGCCGAACTGGATTTCGGCGTCCGTCGTGGAGGCGTTCTTGATGAACAGCCCGCGGATTTTGGCGAACGACACGCTGTCGCCCCACGGGTCGGTCAGCGAACCCGAAAGGTCGATGTCAGTATCCGCGCCGGCCGCCAGGGAAATGGAATCGAACCACACCAGGTCAACCTCGTCTTCACCCGTACCGTCATCGAACGCCAGGTTGAACTCGCGGGCCAGCGCCGCCTTGCTGGTCACATCAAGGTCAAGGTCCTTGGACAGTATCGCCTCGAACCGGATTCGGGCGCTGATTTGCGAAAGGTCCACGGTTACCTCCGCTTCCTCTTGCCGTATTTCCTGGCCAGGTATCCAGCGTAAGCGCGTTCGGCGGCGCGCTTGGTCTTGTAGATAGCCCTACCGGAACCGATAGCCCATTTACGCCCGCGCTTGACAACCGGCATCAGCGTACCACCCTTCCCTGTAGGCCGCCGCGGTGCAGGTCTTCTGCGAACGGTACCGCCTCCACCTCGATACCCACAAGCTGACAGATACTGGCCCGCGCCTTGGCGGCCGCCTCGCCGTCGGACAGATGGACGCCCTGGCTACCGCCGTCCATGCTGAACTCCGAATCGAGCCCAGTCTTGAACGTGGCGCACCACGTTTCCAGCAGCGTTTCCTGCGCGTCGTTGAGAGCGGCGAGCGCGGTATCAACAACCGTCTTGACGCTGTCGTAATCCCACGAAACAGACGTGGTTTCCACATCGGCCATCGAGAACGAGTTGAACCGGTATCGGTAGCGCGTGCCCCCGCCGGCCCACAGCCCGCAGGCCAGATATACCAACTGCGTGTTTTCGTCGGATAGGGCCATCAGTTTGCCCTCCGTAGGCGGCGCATAGCCTCCGGGTAAGTCATATATTCGCCGTCGATTTCGATGACCGGCAACGTGCCGGATTGTGTATAGACGGCGAGAATGTCAACGCTGCCGTTTGTACGCCAGCCGTTGTGATGTATGGTATACGGCCGGATGTCTCTGGCCTCGAACGGGACCGCCATGGCGGCCAGCTTCTGTTTCGCCGCCTCGCATAGCCCGCAGTCGGGCTTGCCGTAGACGCGCACCATCACGCCCCGCACCGTAACCATACCGGTCGAGTTACCGCAAACGTGTGGCCGCAGAATTCGCGCGAGCGCAACCATCGCTCAATCAGCCGGTCCTCGGCAGGAAAATCGTGGTGCACACTGAACCAGCGGGCCGAATACATCCGCTGGCCGTACCACGGACCCCAGCGGCCGCGGTCGGAACTGACCGCCGAGTCGAAGCCAGCCAGGACCAACTCGTCGGGCCCCTGTTCCAAGGCCATGCGCAGAGCCACAAATCCGGTAGTAGGCGCTGCTGCCCGACGGGCCTCGTCGCTAACCGCTCGGCCCACGGCGGAGTAGAGTTCCGGGGCTACCCGGAGTACTTGGCAGTTGTCGGCGTCGGCGGCCAGCTTGCGGGCCCGCCCCCAGGAGCGGCCGTCAGCGCAGGGGTCGGGCAACCCCTCCGGAATCGTGAACCAGAGTTCGCCGGGCACCCGCTCCGAGCCGACCTCGCGCAATACGCCCTCGACCATGTAGTCCTGGAAGGGGCTGGCCCAAACATCCCACTTGTCGCCGGCTTCGCCGCGCGGCCAGCAGTTGATGCGAATCACTACGTCACAGGCGTCGATTTCCCGCGCGAAGCGCGGCGCGCCGGGACCGGAGCCAACTAGCGCCCATCTCATTTGCGTTGCCTTTCGGGCAGGTCAGATAACCAGCGGTCAGCTATCCACAGGTCTAGCGGGCCGTGAACGTCGCGGCCGGCTACCCAGGGCCGGCGCACGGGCATCACCCGCGGCCCCACCCAGGACCAGGGCCGGGGACCACCGCCGCGCTCGGCCCACTCCGGCCGGAAGCACCAGGGCCCCTGGTCGTAGTAGAGCACCTCGGGGTAGTCCTGGCGGCGGGAAGAGACCGGGGCGGGGTCGCCGTAGGGGACCAGCCAGCCGTCCGGGCCCTCTTGCAACGCGCGCAACGGGTGGTCGTCGGCCGCGGTCCACACGGTCATCGCGCCGCTGGCCTCCGGCCGGGCGCGCAGAGCGGAGATACAGGCATCTATCGTCCGGCCATCAGTCATTACGGTGTTGCCGAGGAGAACGCAGACGGCCTCCAGGTCGTTGCCGTGGCGGGCCAGCAGGGCGGCTGTCGCGTAGCGGATAGCCTCGGGGTGGTTGCCTTCGTCGCCGCGGTCGGGCTCGTGGATTATCCGGGCGCCCCAGGACCGGCCGACCGCCGCAATCCGCGGGTCATCGGTCAGCAGCGCAATGTCGTCTACCGTATCAGCCTCTCGGGCGGCTATCAGCGGCCAAGCCACCAGCGGCTTGCCGTGGACCTCGACCAGGTTCTTGTCCTTCATCCGGCTGGCCGAGCCGTTACGAGCGGTGATTACGGCGGCTATCATGTGCGGGCCACCAGCGGGTTGTATTCCGCCAGCCGACGCAGCAGCGCCAGGTCTTTGACGGGGTGGACGGCCACCACACCGAGCGAATCGCGCTGGTGCATGATATGTTGTTCCGTCAGCGGATTGACGCGCGGCTCCCGGAACCAAATTCGCAACTGCAGAATATCCCGCTGGGGAATCCCGGCTACCTTGCACTTGGTGTCGATATATACGTCTTCGCCGACTCGCTGCTCTTCGGGGACGTGCTCCTGGTCTTCGGCGGACAGCCCTACTACGCGCTCGATACGCTCCAGCGCCTTTGCGCCGATAACGTAGCAGCCGCCCTGTATATGGTCCCAGCGACGCAAGCCGCGCTCTACAAAGCGCCGCGCCCATCGGCAATGCGCTGCCAGTTGCCCGTTAAAGAGCCCGTCCGCAACCCCGTCCGAGTTGTTAGGGATTTGGCCGGTAATGCTTGCGTCCATGTATGTCCCGGCCTGGGTGTCCGGCGGGCACTCAGAGCAAAGAACGGCATCCCAGCCCCCGCGCAGAATCGCCGTGTCCGTGTCGAGCTTGATAACCCAGTCGTACTTCTCTCTCAGCGCATACAGAAACGCCTTGGCGATTCCGCGGCTGATGCCGCGCCACCCCAGCGAGCCGGGGAACTCCCATACTTCGCGGGTATCGCCACGCAGGAAATCGGGGCACCCGGGCTGGTCGTCGTCGCCCCACAGTACCAGGGACTTGCCGGGCATTACCGATGCGCGGTCTATGGTGTCCAGCACGGCGGCCGCGTGCTGCGCCCATCGCGCGTTGACCGGGAGCACTACGAGGCGTCGGCCCTTGGGGGCGGCGGGGACCGGTGCGGGGACCGGCCAGAAACCCGAGTCCACGAGCGCGGGGACGTGGCCGAAGCCCTTGGGGTGACCTCCGTCACGGTCACAGCGCTTGCAGGCGGGGGACAGCGCACGCTGTCCCGATAAAAGCCCGTCACGGATGCGCGCGAAATCGGCGCGGGCGTTAAGCTCTACGGGTGAGAGGTTGCCCGGCCAGCGGACCTTGCGGTCGTAGCACTCGCAACAGAGCAGCCAGCACGAACCGCCCTTGCCGTCGTCGGTAAAGAAGAGCTTGCCGTCCGGCATCCCGCACGGCTTGTCGCGCCACGGCCCGGTATCTGCGGCCCGAACCGCCGAGCAGCGGGAAGAGGCGCTTGGGAACCCCCGGCGATAGTCGTTGACCCGCACACGGGCGGGGTCCAGCGAGCTATCTGCAATGACGGCGGGCACCCTGCGGGCGCTGCGGTCGTCGTAGCAATCCCAAATCAGGGTATCCAGGTCCAGGGCTTCCAGCGTACAGCATAGTTCGGCGGTGAGCTTGTCGCCGTTGGTATAGAGCACCATCCGGCAGGCGGGGAGTTGTCGCCGGGCGTAGCGGAGCATGGCGGGCAGCCGCGGATTAAGTAGCGGTTCGCCGTGACCGCAGTAGCACAGCCACCGGTCGGCCCGGTTATAGCCCGCCTCGGCAAGCTGGTCAATTACGCGATTGTGCGCCCGCAGGGTGAGGCATCGCTTCTGGCTCCGCCGGCCCGCGGGTATACCCGGCGCGCAGAACTCACACGCGCGGGTGCAGCGCGGCGAAGGGTCAAACTCGACCAGCCGCTGGGGAATGGCGCACGTAGCGGGGTCGGGCTTGGGGGCATCGGCCCGCGGGGTCGCGGTAGTAGCCGCCCGGACAAAACGACCCAGGCGCCGGAAGAACGTTTCATCAAGCGCAACCTCCTTGCCGTTACGCCAGAGGAAAAGCCCTTCCGGAAGCCGGAGAGACGCCCTGCGCAGAAAATCCGCGTGACCGTCACGCGTGTACAGCGCGCCCGCCTTCCCCCCGCCAAACAGCGCGTCAACCCCCACCATCGTCACCCGGCGGTATCCCTCGGCGGTAAGCCACGCCAGGGCGCAGGCGGTAGAGCTGCGGTATTTGCGCATTATGTGGTCACAGGGGAACAGGCGGATATCCTCCTTGATTCGCCGCCCGCGTTCGTCGCGGGCCGCGGGGTAAGCGGCGTTGCGGTCGGACATCACCTTGATTCCGCGCCATGCCACCCAGGCATCCTTCAGGTCCGGCGGACAATCCACAGACATCACCGCGTCGCACCTGTGGCGCTTGAAGCCGTCGTTAAGGCAGACGACGAACGCGTCATCCGGAGGCTGGTAGCCCTCGGCGCTGGGGCCGTTCGCTATGAGCACCGCCGGCTTCACGCGCAACGCCTCCGTTTGTGGGGGCGGGCCGGATTGCCCGCCCCCACCCGCAACTATTACCGACTAGGCTTCCACCGTCCGGAAGATTGCCCAGTTGGCTTCCCGATGGTCGTGAGAGTATGCGGTGCCCCAGTTGGCCGCGGCGGCCAGCTGGGCAGTCGTCGGGTTCGACTGTCCGCCGTCGTAATCCATCCCCGCCACGCCGACGGCGAAGTGGTCCTCGGTCACGATTTTGAAAACGCGACCGATGGAGATGTCCAGCTTCATCGTCACAAGCGGGAACCCAGTTGCCGGCTGGATTTTGAGCGCGCCGGGGCCGAGCAGGAGGCAGTCGTACTGCGTTCCCGCCGATACACTGGCGGTCAGCACCTGGTCGTCCAGGATAACGTTCATACCGGCCAGCGCCGGGACTCCGCCCTGGATAAACACCATCTCACCCAGGCGGTCACCGGTGATGTTGGCCGTGTTCCCGATATCCTTCAGCAGACTATACCACTGCTTGCTGTGCATGATTGCGGTGACCAGGCCGCTGGAAGCGTCGCCGAGCTTCGCCTTGGCGTCGAGGAAGTCCACGGCGTCGAAGGCGTCGGTCTCGGTCTCGACGTGAGATGTCACCACGCCGGCCGCGCCCTTGATTGCGTAGTACGCGGCGAGCTTCCGGTAATTGAAGATGCGCTCGGCCATCTGGCGGCCTAGCTCGGCCGCCACCTGCTCCTCGGACATCTCGTATCCGCGGATGGCATGGTCGGCGAACTTGTAGGGGCCGTTGACCTGGGCGAGCACGGGCATCCGGCGCTGAGCGCTGTCGGGCGCCTGCGTCGCGGTGGCGTCGGTCTCGCTGGTCAGGTCGTAGCGAGAGGACGCGCCCACCATCTTGAGCGTCGGGGCGTTGACGTTTGCCCCAGGGTGGACCTTGGGCGAGGGCGGCAGGAACTCGAACGCGCCGCCGGCCCGGTTGAACACCTCGGCGGTGAGGTCGTTATACCGCGCCTGGGCGAAGTCCAGTACCAGGTCGGGATTGACCGCCACGTCGCCGATGAGAAGATAACCGTCAGCCACAGCTATTGCCTTTCGTTAGGTGGACGCCCTGGAGCCTCGATTGCGCCGCCCGAGAACGTACCGCCCGCCGCTTTGCGCAGCTCGGCGGCGCGCTCGGGGTGGGCCCTTTTGAACCGCGCCCAGCGCTCGGGCGTGGGGCGTCCGGTTTTGGGGTCCTTCATCAGCTCCGCCATGCTGGCGGGCATCGCCTCGGTCCAGCCGCCGGTTTGCGCGCCGGCGCCCGAACCGCCACGGGCCTCCGATTTGAGCAGGTCGGGCCGGTCCTTAACGTAGGCCTTGAGGTGGTCGACGAGCAGGACGGGCGAATCGCCGTCCTGGACGTAGAGCTTACCCTCGTCGTCCTCCTGAACTTTCGCAGCGTAGGAATCGATAAGCAATTCCGCGGCCGATTTCGTCAGGCCCAAGCCGCCGACGATTTCGGTTACGCCGCCGCGCAGAGCCCGACGGCGGTATCTGTCCGCCGCCTTCGTGAGCGCGTCGATTTGCTTCTGCTGCTCGCTCAGCTTGACCTCAAGGGGATTGACCTTCGTGCCCTTATCGTTCCCGTCGCCGGATTTCGGGGCGTCCGGCTTCGCCCTCAACGCGTCCAGGTCGACGCCGTCCAGCGCGGAGGCTATCTGCCGCTTGACCGCTCCCGTCACCTGCTGTGACAGCTCGGCCTTGAGCGACTCGGCGACCGCCGCCTTGACGGCTTCGAGGTCCACGCCGGGCGCAGATTCGGGCGCGCCCTTCCCCGCGTCGGGATTTCCGGCTCCCGGCTGGCCGCCACCAGTGTCAGGCTGGTCAGGCATTATACCCCTCCGTTATACACCCGCCCGGGACCACCCCGGACGGTCCAGGCGGCTATTCGGCCGCCTCTCCGTATTCCCCATCGGCATCCGGCGCCTGTGCCTCGTATGCGCCGGACGATTCAATTTCCTCGGCGATTTTTTGCGCCAGCTCCGAGCCCAGGTTAGGCAAGTGCGCCAGCGTCGCGCGGCGTAGCAACTCCTTCAGCGCGGCCGAGTCCGGCGGCAAGTGCATCCGCAATTGCGAGAGTGCCGCGAGCATTCGTGCCGGGCTTTTAAGGTCAAACTCGTGTGGGTATGTGACGCCCACCAGGCCCCGCGCGGTCCGCCAGTCGGGTACGACGCCCAGGTCCAGCGCGGCCAGCGTCAGAATATCCCATTCGAACGCCTCGGCCATTCGCGCCACGCGGGCGAGAAGGTTACCCTCGGACTTTTCGTAGGCGGTATCAAGCTGGTAACCCGACGCGCCCTCGCTTGTCTCGCCCCCCTGGCCGACGGGGCTGATACCTGCCTGCGCCCAGATGTCCCGGCGCGCGTCGGTGTACGCACGGGACTGGTGCGCCAGGCCGCTACCGGTAATCTCCATCCACGTGGCGTCCTCCCGACTCTGGCCCTTGTCGGGCGGCAGAAAGTGGAGGAATTTGGTGACGCCGACACCGACTTCCCGCGGCTTGTCCCGGCTCCACAGCTTGATTACGGGGTGGCCGGCGACGTACATGTCCCACAGGAGGTCGCTGAGTATCAGCAGCGCTCGCCGCTCGGCTTGCAGGCTCTCTGTCAGCGGCGACCGGGATACCATCGCGTCAACGGGGTCGTACTGACAGACGGCTATCGGCAGCCGGCCCGCGGCGGCCAGAGCGGGGGCGGCGGGTATCAGTTCGCCGCCGGTAACGCGCTCCGCCCCGTCTGCGGTTTTTTCTACGCGCCAAAGGCGGATACCCCCTGGTATAACCTCCCGGTACTCGGTGACGGTCAGGCCGCCCTCGGTATACGGCGGCGATACCAGCTTGACATAAGACAACAGCCCGTCGGCGTTGACGCGCCAGTCAAGTACCTGCGGGGCCTCGAACAACACCGCGTAGGGCAGGTCCAGCCCTAGCGCCTGGGCGTCGGCCTGGGTTACCGCGCCGGGTGCGCCCTGGGGCTGCGCGCGCCGGTCCAGCAGGGCCACGCTCCACCCGTGCCACAGCGCCGCGGTGGCGGCCGCCTGGGCCAACTCGGCCAACGCCTGGCCGCTGCGGGTGGCGCTGTCGACAAACTCGGACAGCTTGCCCTCGGGCACGTCGTAGCTGGGCGGGCGCTTCCATACCGAGCCGGTAATCCGCGACACCAACCGCGGCGTGTCGGCCGAGTAGGACAGGAGCTTTGCCCGCAGCTCGAAGTCCATGATGGGCTCGCTTTCGCCGCGCACTAGCCAGCGCTGGCGCTCGCGCACGGAGCGCAGCTTAGCGTTGCGTACCGCGTCGGCCCACTGCCACGATTCGGCGTGCTCCCCGTATTCGCAGTGCCGGCTTTCGAGCGTCGATTTGTCCATCAAAACATCCCGTAGGTCAGGTCGCGCTGGAACCCCGCGCCGCCGCGCTGGAGCCCCCAGTAGGCCAGGGCCAAGGCGATAACACAGTCATCGTGCAGCCCGTCCGGCGCGTTGAACGTCAGCCGGCCAGCGGTAACCCGGTACTCGTAGTCGCGCAACTCCGAGACCAGCGGGGCGAAGTCGCCGCCGGTGGGTATCAGCAGCCCGCGCGTCTGGATGCCGACCTGGAGGTTTTGGATTACGTCGCGCTTGCTGTCGGGGGTGAGCGTGAAGCGGTGGATGCGCAAACCGCGCATCTCGAACATCTCTACCCCCGCGCCGCCGACGCCGGTATAGTCGGCCCACACGCCGCCGCCGTACGACTTGACCAGCGGGGCGATGATGTCCGCCTGCTGATTGTACTCGATACGCTGTACCCGCTTGATTTGCACCACCTTGGCGGGCGAGTCGGTGATGTCCAGCGTGAGCAGTACGGTCCAGTCCTGGGCCTTGGCGAGGTCCAGGCCGTGACAGTAGCGGTGCCCCGTGACGGGGGGCTCCCGTCGGTCCGCCGCCGTCAGGCACTTGTCCAGGCCGAGGAATACCATCTGGGAAGACTCGAGGAACTCCGCCCGGTATTCCTGTCGGTAATAATCTATCGGCAGGTTCCGGCGCGCCTGAGCCATGCTCTCGGCGGGGAAGTACGGGCTGGTATCAGACGGCATACTCCAGGACTCGTGCGTTTCCGCGCGGTCGGGCTCCTGCCCCCGCTTCCACTCGCGGTACCACCAGTTGCGCCCGCGGGGCGTTCCCAGGCGGAGCACGCGGCCGCGCGTCTGCGCAACCGTGGGCTCCAGGGCGTGCCAGGCCGACGCGGGAAGCTGCCCGGCCTCGTCGATAACCAGCAGGTGCAGACCGGCCCCGCGCAGGTTTTCTTCTCGGTCGCCGGTGCGCGCCTCGATTATCGAGCCGTTCGCCAGCACGATACGGCGGTCGGCCTTGGAGAGGTCGGCGATAATCGTCTGGCCCGAGCGCCGCTCGGCTTCGCGCAGCATCGGGAGCAGACTATACTCGTTCAGGTTCCACGCCTCGTTACCTTGCTTGAAGATCGGGGTCACGAGCCAGACGCGCTGATTGGACCCGCGAAGCGCGTAGCGCAATAGCTCTGCCGACGCGACCGCGGTCTTGCCCCAACGCCGCCCGCAGCTCACGTCACGATACCGCGCCGGGCTCTCCAGCACGGCTCGCTGCCCAGGGTGCGGGCAGAACGGTAGGGTCACGCTGAGGGCCATCAGAAACGCGGTCATCGCCCCGCCAGATATACCCGTAGAGATTCCTGGTAGGTGGGGTTCTGGGGTGCTGTACCGCGCAGTTGCGCCAGCCTCCACGCCCGCAAACGGGCGCGCTCTTCGGCCGTCGGCCCCCACAGGGCCGCCTTGGCCTCCGCGATATCGTCAATCCTGGCCGTCGCCGTCATCTCCCCTTCCCCCCTCGTCCGCAAACCGGAACTTGATTTCCTGCGCCGCCCCCTCGGGGCCGCTGACCTCGTGCCGCTGCGCGAACAGCTTGGCCCACAGCGCCATGATGCTGTGATTGGCCGACTGCCTAACCCGCTCGTCATCGGCGTCGCGCCCCAGCGCCTGTTGCCGCTTCAGTGCGTCCAGGCCGGCCGTCGCGATAAATGTATCCGCCGCGCGCTGAAACTCTCGCCGCCACTCCTGCGGGTATTGTCCCGGCCAGTGCTCAACGGTGTTGCGCTTCCGGTTTACCGCCGCCGCAACTTCCGCCCAGCCTACGCCGCAAGCCCTGAGCTGTGCGGCCTTTTTGAGCAGGTTGTGGAGCGCTGGGTCCATTACCGTTTGGGTATCACGGCTATCGCGCTATCAAGCCACGGGATGGATGGTATCAGCTTAGGCACGGCCCCTTCCTCTTCCGCGCCCCCCGCCGTTACCGTATCCTGGCCCGCCGCGCCTGCAAGGGCCTTGGTTGCGGTTGCGTCTACCGCCGCCGGGCATTCCCCGGCCGCGACCTGCTCCGTTGCGTTGTCCGTAGTCCATCAGTTTTCGGCCTCTTCCCACAGCGGGCACCAACCGTTAGCTGTTGGTATTGCCCTGCGGTCGAATTGTTCGGCAACCTCCTTGGCCTTGGCGCAGTACGGGGTCACCTCTCCGCCGGCCGGCTGACCGTCTACACCAACGAGGATTGTCAGCGTCCCGTGGCAGTGTTTACACGTCGGGCACGCGGGGGAAGCGGTCATATAAGCTCGCCCTTTTCCTGCGCTTCCCACGCGATTGCGAACTTGACCGACTCGAGCGCGCCTATCAGGTGTGCGGTGCGGTCTTCGTGGTCGGGTCGGTAGGCGGCTGCGACCCGCTCTAGTTCGGCCAGGAGACTGGGCACGGTCATAATCAGCTTGCGTTTGCGCACTCGCACCCCGCGTATTTTTGTGGCCTAGGGGCCGGCAGTCTACCGACCCCCAAGCCGGTTAGTATTCTGGCGGGCATCTGCGTCGCCAGGGGGTTGCCCACCGGACCCGGACGCGCCCCTGGTATCGGGGCTGTGCGTCTACCCTATAGGGCGGTGGTCTACACGCTACAGGTCGATTTTCCGCAGTATGCGCATCCAGTGCGTCGTAATCGTGGAGCGTTTCAGGCCCATAATCCAGGCGACGCTGGAGAACGTATATCCTTGTCCGCTATGCAGTTCGGCGACGCGGCGCTGCCTGGCGCTGAGGCTGTTCCAGTGCCGCCGGATTTTTTTCCAAATTTTTCGGCGATTGTAGTCTACCTGAACTACATGCACGACCCCGTCGCGCAGCGCCCGGCGAACCGCAGGGGGCTCGGTCATGCCGTTTTTCTCCCGTTTCGATTTTCCCTCCCGACCGCCCGACGCTTTCGCCGCGGCGGCCGAGGCCAGAGTATCGCGCACAGGCGGTCCAGCGCCGTAGCGACGGCCGCCCGCTTGGGCTGACACTCGTGACACAGCTCCCCCGTTTCGATATCGCAATCGCACCATTGACACCTGCGACGTTTACGGCGTTTCATGTATCTCATCCCCCGGGGCGGTCAGTAACCGCCAAACCAATCTAACCACCGCTGGAACCTGTCCGTTACCAAGGGCGCTAATCCGGTCCACCCGATGGGCCACCCCATCAGCCAGGCGACCCACTCCGGGTTCAGGCCACCAGCCCCGCCCCGGTATTTCGCGACAGCTGCTAGCTGTGTTTTGCCCCGCCCCCCCCCGTCGATATTTCGACGCGCCGTCTCCCGGGAAATCCCGACAAACCAGCTGTCGCTTACCGTGGGGGTAGGCCAGAATCCAGATTCTCTCGCGCCGGTGCGGGGCTCCCGCGTGGTAAGCGCCCAGCACTCCCCATCGCGCATCATACCCCAGCGTGGCCAGGTCCCCGAGAACTCGGTCAAGCCCCCGAGAAGTGAGTATTGGGCTGTTTTCCACGAGTATAAAGCGGGGTTGTACTTCGCTAATGATTCTGGCGAACTCGGCCCACAATCCGCTTCTTTCCCCGCCGATTCCCGCGCCCCGCCCGGCCGCAGATATGTCCTGACACGGGAATCCCCCCGATACCACATCAATGTATCCGCGCCATGGCCGTCCGTCAAACGTCGTAACGTCATCCCATACGGGGAACGGGGATAATATACCGTCTTTTTGCCGCGCAAACAAGACGCTTCGGCAGTAGGCATCAATTTCAACAGCGCAGACGGTGCGCCAGCCAAGGAGGATTCCCCCCAGGATTCCACCGCCTGCCCCCGCAAATAATACCAGCTCATTCATGTCTCTCCCCCGAAAAGCGTTTTTTGCCCCGCGCGGTATTCGACCGGCGTCAGGCCTTTGCCCCGAGCCTCGGCTACCGCGCGCCAGTATTTCACGCGCGCACCGGCAATCTCGCAATATCCGGCCTCGCGGTCAAATCCCAACCAGGCAACGCCCTCCATCTCGCACGCGCACCCGGTGGTTCCCGAGCCGGCGAACGGGTCCAGAACGATTCCGCCGGGGGGCGCTACTAGGCGGACCAGCCAGCGCATCAAGGCCAACGGCTTGACCGTTGGGTGGAAATTCCGGACGGGTATATTGGTTCGGTTGCGCGGGTTATCGCCGCCGGGGCCGTTAGCCCTCTTGCGATCGGCCTCTCGGTGGGGCGCAAAGCCTTCCTGCCCCGCATCGCGTTCGGACCGCGACGCCTTAGCGACGTAGAAGAACCGGGAGGCGCCGCCGCCGCTACAACCACACGCCCCGTCAATCCGGTCTCCGCTGGTACCTACTCGATAGCAAGTGGCGTTATAGCCCCCGCGGGGAGATGGGTTTTTGTTGCCATGAGGGTATCCACTCTGCTCGTCAAGCATTTCCGCCGCGGCCTCGTCAAGCGCCAGGTTTGCGGGCCAGCGGCCGATGTCCGGGCGCATTCCGCCGTGTTCCGGCTTCCTCGGCCCCCAGCCGCCCCCATACCCCGCTGGCCCCTTCCCGACCGAGCGGGGAACTTGTTTTGTCGTTCCGATTCTCCCCGCCTCGATATTCAGCGCCCCGGTCCCGTGCTTTTGTGCGTTCGCCGCGACCGCGCCCTCCAGTGGCTTGCGGGCAAGAACAACGGGCTCCCACGCCGGCTTGAGCGCCGTACCCCAACCGAACCATCCGCCGGTACCGCCGAACGCCACCAGGTGCGCGCCGGGTTTGGCGACGCGCAGCATCGCCGCAGGGATTTCGGAGCCGGGCGGCTGGGCATCCCATTTCCGGCCCATGAAACCCAACCCATACGGCGGGTCGGTGATTACCGCCGAGATTGATGCCTCGGGCAGCGCGGCCATCGCCTCCAGGCAATCGGCGCGGTGGACGCGGCCGAGCGCGTAGGGACTAATTACGTCAGACACACCCGCCTCCTTGCAGTAAAGTTTACCGCGGTTGCAACAGATTTCACCGCGTTACACCTCTACCGAGGGCGTAAGGGCTAAAAACATTAGCCGCCTTGACGCTAGTTGTCAAGACACTATACCACCACCCGCGCGGTCATGGACGGATGGCGCGGGCACCAGGTGCGGTCGAACGGCTGGAAATCAACCCGGCTGGCCCCGAGCGGTACGGGGCTGTACCCCCTGCGCTCGCCGTAGCCCGCTTTACCCTTACCGTATGTTTTGAGGTATGTACCGGTGAAAATCGCCAGCGATTTCTGTTCGACAACCCGAGTACAGCAGCGGTCCGCCCCCAGGCGCGATATCGGCAGGAAGAGCTGGTCGTGGACGTGACCGACAAGATAAAGGTCCGCCTTGTTTGCAGAGGCAAAGCGGTCAAGACGATTCAGTTTTCCGCCCTTGGTTTGCGCCGCGCCGGCGCCGTGATGCGCGTAGATTCGGTATGAACGCGTTGGACCGCGCCGGGGGCCCGCGCCGAGGCCGTAGCTAGAGCATGCGCCGTCGCCGCAACCGAAGCCGGAGCCATCGCTGTGGCCGGAACCGTCGCCGGAGCCGGAGCCGTCGCCGGAGCCGTCGCCACAGCCGGACTTGAAAAACACGAGGTCGCGGAAACACGAATAGCCGAGGTCAGGAACGCCCAGCTCGGTGCACAACCAGCCGTGCAGCCGTTGCGCCTGCCGGGTTTCGAAGGCGTCTTCGTGGTTGCCGGTCAACAGCCCGATACACCGGTCCTTTATCGGCGCTAACTCGTCGCGCACCATCTCCGCCAGAAACACCCCCCAATTGGCCAGGTCGGTAACCTTCGCCCGCGCGTCTACCGTCAGCGGGTCCCAGCGCTTGTCGGCCGGGGCGACGAAGTCCCCGTAGTCGCCCATACCAATCCAGTAAGCGTGAGGATTAGAACGAACGGCCGCCACGTCGGCCCGTAACACGTCCAGCGCGCAACTGCGGTTACCCAAATGAATATCTCCGATGGTATACAGGGAAAAAGCGGTGCTGACCTTGTGCACGGGAATCCTGTATTGCCCTCCGGCAATCACGCGACACCCCCCTCTTCCCCCCGCGGCTCCATGGGTTCCCGGCGCGGCACGTCGCCGCGCTCGACTGTTGCCCAGAACTCGGCCGAGCTGAAAAACACGGGGATGCCCAGCTCTCGCGCCCGCGCAACCTCGGCCCGCGTTCCCCGGCTGGTATCCGGCCCCGGTAAACCGCTGCGGTTACCTACCACCACCAGGGCATCGGACGCCTCCAGCCAGGCCGTGGAGTAGTCGTAGTATTCCTCCACGGTGTGGATGCGCCGGGCCGCCAGGGCGAACTGATAATCCAACCACGGGCAGAACGGAGCAACCCCGCCTTCGAACAGGCGCGCCGACTCTTCTATACCCCGGCGCATATTCCCGAAAACCGTCAGCACGTTGTCCGCGCTGTACGGCCCGGCAACGTAAATCCGTAATCGCCGCTTCTTCATTCCGCGCCCTCCTCCAGCCGGTTAAGACCCTCCGCATAACCGCAGAGGTCAACGAGATTGTCCCTCTTGTGTTTGCGCGATTCCCGCGACAATTTGACCGCGAGCATAAATTTCAGGCACTGCTCCGGACTCAACTTGACGCCCGAAAGCAGGCGGAAAAAATCTGCAACGGCCTGGTAATCCTCTCGCCAGCCGCCATATTCTTCGTGCCGGTCACCCGTGACCAGCTTGTGCGCCTCTGTGAGTATCGACGCGTCCCGGTTTTCCACCGTCAAACCTCCTTCCACCCGCTACGGGTCCGGCGAATCACGCGGAACCGAATCGACGGGTAATTGTCCCGAAACAATTTTTCGGTCATCGGCCAGTCGCGGAATTTCCGCCCCTTGACATCCTCGACGTATTCCCGTCCCCCGGAGATATACCGAAAATCCGCCGTGTAGTGCTTGACTACCGCGCCGTTGAAGCCGCGCAGCTTAAAGCGCGGGTGCTCTTCCAGCCCGCAGATTTCGCCGGCACGCTCCAGTAGCCGCAATTCCGCCGCGCGGGCCTCCTCTGCCTTGCTGGCATACTTGCCGCTGCGAACCGCCGCCGTGTGTCGCTTACCCATGGCCGCCCCCCGCAGCTTCTCGCTCGCGGTCCACCACCGTCTCAGACCGCCGCGCCTCTGCGGCGTCCAGGTTTTGCAGCGCGCGAATTGCCATCGCCGCCGTCTGCACCAGCTCCTCCCGCAGCTTATGCCACGAACCGTCCTCGTACGTGAACCGCAGGGCAGCCTTGACCGCCTCGCCCGCTTCCTCGGCCACGATGGCGGTGGCGTGAATCACGTCGGTCGGCCACCCGGGAAACTTGCTCCGGGCGTACCTCAACTCCGCTTCCACCCGGTCCAAAACGTCTTCCTCTGGCACCATCACGTCACCTCGCTTTCAGCCCCCTTAGCCGCGCCAGAACGTGAGCAACCTGCGCCCGGTACTCGACAGCACGAGACGTCCAGCTAAATCCGGGCTTGCCAACTAGTATGGCCCACCAAGTTACCCACCCAGCAGCCCTTGAGGCGTGCAAGGCGGCCATGTCGTCGGTTGAGGCGGCAGACAAGATTGTCTCGGTCACTTGCTCGAGAAAGTCCTCGGGCTCCCGTATTGCCCGAACGTGGGCTCGAACCCCGACCCGGCAGGCTATCTCGCTCAAAGCCCGGTCGCTCACCAAACCCTCAAGCCACCCCAGTTTCGCCGCAACGGCCCACCACGCCCCGAAGTCGTTCTCGTCGCCAAAACGCTCTAGTACCCGAGCGGCAAAGTCGCAAGCCAACTCGTGCAAAAGTTGCCTCGGCAGCATAGCCGGGCGAAGCACGCACCAAAGCTTGTGAGCGCTCCGAATCTTTTCTGTCTGCAAAACATCAAGCGCATTGACGCGCTTGCGCCGGCCGAAGAAGTCAAGCACCCGCTCTCGATGAAGACATGGCTCCCAGCCCATCACGTCCTTGGGGGTCACGGTCGAGAGTTTAGGCATTAGTCGCCCTCCTTGCGCTCGCGGCCTTCCTCGACCTTCGCCGGCGGCAACGCGCGAAACTCCTCGCGAGCCTTTTTCAAGCTGTAGTACGTCCGCAGGCGCTGGTAGTCCTTGTTCTTCACGGCGCTCTCCTTTCGTTTTTCGGCGCGTTCGCCACCTGAAGCAACACGTCCGCGTGACACGGCTTGTCCAGCCGGCACCAGCAGGCCAGGTCCCGGCCGCGCAGCTCCCGGAGGTGGTCTAATACCCACCG